CCTCACAATAGTAAACTGGGATAGGTATCAACAAAATGAAAAACAAAATGAAAAAATCTAAAAAATTTATTAAACCAACTATTGAAGAAATAAAAAGTTACTGTCTTGAAAGAAAAAACTCAGTTAACCCAAATAAATTTTACGATTATTACGAGTCTAATGGCTGGAAAGTGGGTAAAAATCCTATGAAGGACTGGAAGGCGGCAGTGAGAACGTGGGAGCAAAACGCTAAAACAAAGCCAAAGAGATTTGAAAGCGAAACTAGCAAACCTTACGAAAATTTATTTTAATTTTTAAATGAAACAATATATGAAATCAATACAAGAAATACTAGCAGAAAGGCAAAAAATACAAGAAGAACACGAAGCAAAGATAGCTGAATTCAAAGAAAAGAACCTAGAGCCAAAGCCTTCAAGATGTAGCCACGGTAATATTGTTCAAGAACCATACATAACAACGTATTCAGATGAATGGAAATGGGAGTGGAAGACAGTAACTTGTGAAATATGCCGCTCCGAGTCGCTAGAAGCCACCCGAAAGCAACAAGTGGATACAATACTCAAAATTCCCAAAAGATACGTCTCTACCCCCCTTGAGTCTTCAAACTTTGATATGTTTAACGCCAAGTGCGGTGTGGTATTTTCTGGAGGTGTTGGGACTGGAAAAACTTACGAAGCGGTTACACTTGCCAAACACCTGTATATAAAGCAAGGCCTAGTAGGAACTTTCACTACAGGTACGGATATGGCTATGAAGCTTAGATCAGCAGTTGGGAATGGAGATTATGAAAGCACTGTGAGATCGCTAAGAGAGCGTGAATTATTGTTTATCGATGATCTAGGAGTTGAGAGTGCAACAGAATTTATGAAAGAATCTTTGTACAACATTCTGAATCACAGGTACAACGAAATGTTGCCGATTCTCTTTACCACAAACCTAAACGCAAAGGAATTTGCGGATACTTACGGTCAAAGATTATTAAGTAGGCTTGTAGAAATGGCAGAGTTTATCAAGTTGGAAGGCAAAGACAAAAGAGTGAAAAAAATAATATGAACGAGTACAACTTTACAATACACGGTAATCAAGAAGATACAAAAGGCAATCCAATTCCCTATTTTAGGCAAACTCAAAGATCCTCAAGGTTCAACAAAAACGCTATCAGATACCACCACTGGAAAGATTATGTGAGAAACACAATCAATGAACAAACAGGCTTGCAGTTATCTCAATTTACACTGCTGAAAGTACCCACAAAGGCATATATGGTTATGAAAATCTATTTCAAGTCAAAGGTACACGCTGACCCAGACAATATATTCAAAGGTATTGCTGATTCTATATTCCATAACGATAAATACGTTGCAGGAAGCTTTGATTTTGAATACTCAGAAAATCCGAGAGTTGAAGTAATTTTAAAAATTTTCTAAAAAAACACTTGACAAGTACCAAAAAAATGTACTAAAATAATATAAACTTAATTTTCAAAAAAAACACTTGACAAGTACAAAAAAATGTACTAAAATAATATAAACTAAATTTATTAATTATAAAAATATGAAAGAAAAAAAATACGACAAAAATGAAGTTGAAAGCCTACAAAGTAAAATAGCGGCAGAAATGAAACATAAGACCGCAGAAAGAAATCCAATAGCACTAAGTTTGAAACAAATTAACCTGGTTAAGGCTATCAATCCTGAAGCAAGCAAGACATTGAAAGGTGCTTGGAATGGATACGGGTACGATAATCTTGGCAAGCACTTATTTCCTGAGCATTTTGAGGAAATTAAAAATGGTTTAAAAAAATTAAAAGTTGAGGAGAAAAAAGTAAAGGTAGAAATAAGTTTCCAAGATAAAATGCAAAAATGGGCAAAAAGACTTTCAAAGCTTGCCGAAATTACACTTGATGAAGCTTTAAAAATTGCGAAAGAAAAAATCGACTATAAAAATGAACAAATTTTGAAAGTAGAGGAAAAACAAATTGAAAGATTTTCAATCCAAAGAGAAAAATTAATAAATAAAATGAAAAGAGAAAATCCGTTGAGACCGATCAAAGATATAGATCACGCACAAGCTATACTTGAGGCAAGCCATAGGCATAACAAAACTAACTATGAATCTAAACTCGAAGAAGGACGAGAGATGGCAGAATTGGGAATTATCGACCGAGAAGATGTCAAAGGCTATGCCAGAAGAGCAATACAAAATGATAACTTTTTAAAAATTTTCTAGTAAAAAACACTTGACAAGTACATTATTTTGTACTAAAATAATGATATATTAATTTTTAAACAAAAATGCTATGACAAGTTTTGAATTTCTAGGATACTATTTCCTGAATAGCGCTAACGAAGCCTTTGACTGGTCAGAAGCCACACACGAGGAGCTTACACAGCTAATTGACTTTGGCTTTGATCTAGAGGTCGTAAGCGGAGATGTGTATTTAAGCAAAAATAAACACGCACTGGCTAAAGTGATCTTTGAAAACGTAAAAGATGAAGACGAGGTTTCAGATGTTGTTGAATATAGGTTTGGTGGCGAAAAAGAAGCAATAGAAGAAATCGCAAATGTTTACATCACCGAAAACCAAACAGTGAAAGAAATTATTGACGAGGTATTAACAGACTGGGTTTTAACTGACAAAGAGAGAGAGCAAAAGAAAAAAGAAGAAGCCGATGATTATGAAACTAGCAGACACCCTGATGAAAAAAGGTATACTAATTTATTTAATGATTATGAAGACTAAATCTATGAAAGCTAAACATTATTTTTACTCAATAGTTGGAGTGGTAATAATCTCATCAAATCCTTTTGTGATTAATGCACTAACACTAATTGGTTATTATTTTACTTTTGTTAGTTTATACAGGTTATGGCAAATCAACGAAAGAAAGCAAGTCCGCTAATTTGGAACCAAAAGAGAAAGTTGAAAAAGAGTGCAAAGAAGTTTAAACAAAGGTTAGCTATTACAATTATTTCACTAACTATATTGCTCATCGTTGGTTGTTTACTGGCAATGTTTTTGGTGGTTCAAATATCTTTAAAATGAAATTTTTAATTTATATTTTATTTGCTTACTATGAACAACACCGCAATAGCAACGAAAGGTGCAAAAGAACTCTTTGAAGATCCAGCCGTTAAGCAGAAATTTGCAGAAATGCTTGGTAAACACTCTCAAGGTTTTATCACCTCTGTTATCTCGGTAGTGAATAACTCTCACTTACTTCAACAAGCAGACAGAAACTCACTACTCTTTGCCGCCGCAAATGCGGCAAGTATGAACCTACCAATCAACCCTAACCTTGGATTTGCCTACATAGTACCCTACAAAACAAAGTATAGAGAAGGTAATACCTGGAAAGAAAAGGTAGTTGCACAATTCCAGATGGGGTACAAAGGGTACAAACAACTTGCCATAAGATCGGGGCAATTCAAAAGGATTGAATGCGAAGCAGTCTATGAGAATGATGATGAAGAAAGCGTAATGAAACGTTTGAAATCTCTATTCAATAAAGATAGACCAGAAGGCAAAGTAATCGGATTCATTGCATATTTCCAATTGCTCAATGGCTTTGAGAAAACCCTTTATATGTCAACGCAGGAACTAGAAGCTCACGGCGTGAAATATTCACAAGCATTTAGATATGACAAAAAAGATAATAAGACATCGAGTCTATGGAGTACGGATTTTGACGCAATGGCGAAAAAAACAGTGATTAAATTATTACTAGCAAAAGATGCACCACTCTCAATTGAGATGCAAAAAGCCGTTATTGTAGATCAATCCGTAATAAAATCCTGGGACGGTGAAGATTTGGAATATATAGACAATCCTAAGAAATTATCACTTGAAGAAAACAACCAAATGAAAGAATTGCAAAGACTAGAAACTTGGATTGACAAAGCCAACACAATAGACAAATTGTTGCAAGCGAAAGAGGCAGTTTACGCAACGGAAAATCGAGAAATTATAGAGAAGTATGAAACTAAATTAAACAGTTTCGATATTTCTGCTTAAATATTATACTTTTTATGCTATATAAAATGGACTTTAGCAATTACAAATTCAGATGTTCAAGTCTAGGTTACCTGATGGTTAACCCAAGAAGTAAATCGGAAACTATATCAGAGACTACAAAAGCCCACTTACGAGATGTTTTCATTGCAGAAGCATATGGGAGATCATACGACATCATAACTAAATTTATGGATAAGGGGAATTATGCAGAGGAGGACTCTTTAACCCTTGTTACTCAGAATTTGGGCAAATTACTAACAAAAAACAAAGAGAGTTTAGAAAATGATTTTGTCAAAGGTACTCCAGATATTATCTTGGCTGAAAAAGTAATAGACATCAAAACGTGTTGGGATATGCGAACATATATCGCTAAAGATCAAGTAGAACACAACTATTACTGGCAACTACAAGGCTATATGTGGCTAACAGGCAAACAAAAAGCCGATCTAATCTATACATTGGTAAACACACCAGAACATTTAATCGTTCAAGAAAAATCAAGAAGAATGTTTCAAACTGGATATAGTGAAGGGACTCCAGAATGGGCAGAAGAAGAAGAAAGAATAGACAAATGGATGACATTTGATGATGTAGACCCCAAATTAAGAATGAAAGTATTTTCAATCACTAGAAATGACGAGGATATTGCAAAACTAACTCAAAGGATAGTAGATGCAAGAAATTACCTAAAAACAATTACACTAAATTAATTTTTATCTGTTTATTATGAACTACAAAACAAAACAAAAGCTCAAAGATACTTACGCTAATTTCAAAAACTGGTTCTATACGAGCCTAATCCGACCCGCTAAAAAATATTGGAGAAAAAGGGAACACATCAAACAACAAAGAGCAACAAGGCAGGCAATGGCACAGATTGTTGAGAACTTTGAGCCTTTTCTCAACTACTTAATTGATGAGTGTTTGTCCGACTATCGCAACGATACAACGATAAAACATAATCATTACACAGTCCAAGCGGTTCACGATATTAAGGCAATTTACAAAAACAATTTAAAAAACTACATTAATAGTCAAAAATAGTGTACAATAGTTTTAACATCTTATTTTTTTTAAAAAATGAATTCAAAAGAAAAAGTAGAAAAATTCCTAGATTATCTTGAGGAACAGCTAGAATTACGCAATATCACTGTACCACGTTTTGCAAAAATGATGGGGTTACCCAAAAGTACTGTGTACTCGTGGTTAAACCGTGTATCTGTGATGAGCCTTGAAAAGTACTACAGGGCATTACAAGTTTTAGGCATAAAAGAAAAATTAATTATTGCCCGAAAAACCAAAAAAAATAATAAAGACAAATAAAAAATATGAAAATAGCATTTTTAGGAAATTTCAGAGAGTCCTACACTTCTGAAACTCATTACTTGAAGACTTTACGAAAGTTAGGTTGTGAGGTGTTTCCGCTACAGGAAGGCACGGACAACATACATCAAGTAATGTCACGAGCTATCAAAATGGATATGCTTTTTTGGGTACATACCCACGGCTGGAACACGGAAGGAATGAGGGAGGCACTACAGATACTTAAAGAGCAAAATATACCAACAATAGGCTATCACCTTGATTTGTGGATGGGTATTGCTAGAGAAAAGGACTTACAAACAGACCCTTATTGGGATATTGATTATTTCTTTTCAGTGGATAAATTGATGGTAGATTTTCTGAATAGCCGTGAAGATATGCCTAAGGCATTTTATCTGCCAGCAGGGGTTTTTGAGGATGAATGTTACATTGCTCCTAGAGAAGAATGGCGACACGACATCGTATTCGTCGGGAGCAAGAGGTATCACCCAGAGTGGAAGTATAGAACTGAGCTTATTAACTGGCTTGAGGCAACCTATGGAAACAAATTCGCATTATATGGAAGAGATGGTAGGGGTATAATTAGAGGACACGAGCTAAATCAACTATATAGTAGCTCAAAAATTGTCATTGGCGACACTTTGTGCAAAAACTTCAATTACCCTTACTACTTATCAGATCGTATTTTTGAAACTATGGGAAGAGGCGGATTTATTATTCACCCGTACATTGAAGGTCTTGAGACTTTATATAACACACAAGAATATACATCATCGAAAAGACACGAGACTAACACAGATAATGCACACTTGATTACTTATCCTTTTAATAACTTTGATTATTTAAAATACTTGATTGATTACTACTTAGACAACGACAAAGAAAGGGAAGCAATCAGAAAAAGAGGCTATGAATATACAAAAAAACACCACACGTACACAAATCGCCTAAATTATTTATTAGAAACAATACAAAATGAGCGAGAAAATAAGCCTACCCATAACACTAATTCGTGAACAATTTGTAAAAAATAAAGAAGGACACGAACAACTACACGGCTTTGAAAAACTAATGGATACGTTTTTAGATGTAGTACCAGAATCAGAGTCACACCACATTACACTAGATTATGTGAGAACATTTTTTAACTCTCTTGGAATCAGACTAATGATAACCGACACTCAGTTGAAGGAGTTATCAAGACTATCTATAGAGTATAAGTTGAAACAAAAGGAAAATGAAAACAAGCAAAGACAAATAGTCAACTAATACAATGATGAAAACAATATTAACTCCAAATGTCAATTACTCATTTTTAGTAAGAGAAGTTATGGACACAGACCCGCTAGTAGTCAAAGAGGCTTGGGTAGAAAATGTCTATCAAATTAACGATGGTGATTTTTACGACACAAATATATTCATTGATATCGGCGCAAATATCGGTGCAGTTAGTTTGCAGGTTGCATCGTTTAATGATAGTCGACCAAAAGATAAACAAATAACCGTCTACGCTTACGAGCCTTTGACTTCAAATGTAGAATACCTTAATAAAAATATTAGAAATAACAATAAACAAGGACAAATTAAAATACACCAACTAGGTGTTTGGGAAAAACAGTGTGAGGCTGAAATCATAGACGCAGGGGGTAGCTCCTCAATACTAGAAAACAAAAAAGGTGATAATGCAGAAACGGAAAAGATACGCTTGATCACACTAGAACAGGTTTTTGAACAGAATAGACTTAAGGAATGCGATGTGATGAAAATTGATATAGAGGGCGCAGAATACCAAACACTGCTAAATTCATCAAAAGAAACCCTAAAAAAGATCAAGTATTTAACACTAGAATTTGACGGAGGACATCAAGGCGAGTTTGGGCAATTGGTGGAGCATTTGGCAGAAGTATTTAATATTCATATAATTGGCAAACCCTCACAAGGTGGCTATATATATGGAAGGCGTTATTAAAATCACGAAATTTAATTTTATTCATAATATATGAAAATCGGACTAATGGCATATAGCACTAATACCGGACTTGGTTACCAAACATTAGATTTTGCAAAACACATTAAATGCCACAAGATACTAATAGTAGATTTATCGAGGCAAAATAGAATGCCAACACACCACGAGCGGTTTGATGGCCTAAGTAAAGAGCTAAGAATTACGAAAGATTTTCCAACTGATGATGATTGCCAATGGCTAACGGATGATGTTGATCTCGTCTTCGTATGCGAAACACCCTTAAATTACTCATTATTTGAAATGGCAAGAGACAAGGGAGTAAAAACAATCTTGCAATATAACTATGAATTTTTAGATTACTATAAACAGCCCAAACTACCTAAGCCAGATGTACTTGCGAGCCCTTCATATTGGCACATTGAAGACACGAGAAGTGCAAATTTTGCTCCTGTTGAATATTTACCCGTGCCTATAGACTTGAAAAACATTGCACCACGCAACATTACACAACTGAAAACTATCACACATATTGGAGGTAGACCTGCACAACACGACAGAAACGGCACGATCCAATTTATTCAAATGGCCTTGGAATTGAGTAATTTCCCGTTCAACCCAAAGGATATACAATTCGAGGTATTCATACAAAGACCAGTAGAAAGCAGTACAGAGAGGTTATTTCACGAAATAAAGCCATATATAGATGAGGCAAAAGCAATGATGGGTGATCAAATCAAATTTTATTTTGATATTGAAAATCGTATGGATATGTACGAAAATGCAGATTTGGTCGTTTTACCTAGAAAGTATGGTGGATTATGCTTGCCATTATGGGAAGCTTTAGCACACGGTATACCTGTGCTAATGCCTAATATAGACCCAAACGATAAAGTGCTACCTAGAGACTGGTTGATCGACGCTGAACCTTGCGGATATATAGAAACTCACTCAAAAATACCAATGTTTAAAAGCAATTTAAAACAGATGATTTTTAGTTTAATAATATTAAGCGCAACTATTGAAAAGGAAAGCAAACTTGCAAGGGAGCTTGCTGAAAAAATGTCTTGGGAAGTACAAAGAGAAAACTACTATAGATTGTTTCAAAGTTTATTAGATCAAGATGAAAAAAATAGCACTGTATACTAAACATCTACGCAAGGTATCTGGTATTCAAACCTTTGAGCTTGCATTTTTGCAAAAATTTGCCAAAGAGTACGACATAACGGTGATTTACGATGTTGCTGATGAGGGTGTAGTAGACAAATTTAGCAAATACACAAAATGTGAGTGGAATAGATGTCAAAGAATAGAGGTAGACACTTGTGTTTACTCAAGTATCCATCACGGTGAACACGGGATTAAAGCAAAGACTTATCTACAAGTTGTCCACACTGACTACCAAAAATGGGGCGTAAAGTTTAATCCAAAAGGAATCGATAAGCATATAGCAGTAAGTAATGCAGTCGCTGAAAGTATGTATCGTAACTTCGGTATAGAGTGTGTGGTTATTCCTAACATATTACCTTCTCTTAGACTACAACCTTTTCTTAGATTTATGACTGCAACAAGGATCGCACGAGGCAAAGGGCTTGAAAGGTTATTATTGTTTACTCAAAGGTTAAAAAAGCAGGGAAGGCTATTTACGATCGAAATTTATGGCGAAGGCTCTTTGATCGATGAGCAAAAATACCTTAAAATGTTTGAAAATTACCCGGAAGTTAAATTCATGGGTGCAACCGACAACGTAGAAACCTATATGAAAGCAAACGACTATGTGATTCAGTTATCAGATAATGAGGGATTTTGTTACTCGGTCTATGAAGCACTAAGATTAGGCGTTCCTGTGGTTGTAACTAACTGGGATGGGGTACGTAATATTGTAAAAAATGGGGAAAATGGGTATATTATAGATATGGAGCTAAGCGACCTAAACATTGATGATCTTTACGACAAAAAACCACTAACTGAGCACATTAAAAAGTCTTATTACAATAATCATAAAAAAAGTGAAAAAGAATCTTTATCAAAATGGCGTAAAATACTATAAGAAAGGCAATTTTATTTTTTATTTAATCAAAATGATAGTAAAAATAGTAAAAAACTATAGAGATATGGAACTAGACAGAGCAGTTTCAGCAGGCTCTATGCTAAAGGTAAATGACGAAAGAGGTCAATATTTAATTTCTCTAGGTATTGCAGAAGCCTGTGATGATAATAACGAAACTAAATCTAATACTACTCCACCTTTAAAATCACCAGAGGCTTATAACAAGCCAGAGACTACAAAAACAATGTTTACAAAAGAAGAACTAACTGCAATGTCCTATCGTGAATTACAAGATCTTGCACGCAACAAAGGATTGAAACCTAACCAACGATCGGCTAAACTGATTAAAGATTTGTTAAGTTTGCAAAAATGACACTACACAACCTTATATTTAAATTTTAATTTATTAATTATGAATATAATCAGAGTAATCCTTGCAATAATATTTCCACCACTTGCAGTAATTGACAAAGGGTGTGGAAGTTTCATTATCGTGACTATTTTATCTTGTCTAGGATGGATTCCAGGAGTGCTTGCAGCACTTGTGATTGTAGCTCCTAGAGATCAAAGTCGACTGGAAAAAGAACTGGCCAAGTTGAATAAGAAACTTAATAGCACAAAAAGGTAGTACAATAGCAATTTAAAAATGGAAAACAGCGAGAAAAACTCGAAAATCGATAAAAGACTGGAAAACTTAAGGCCTAATATGGGCAGGTTTAAAACTGCTCCACAGCCATCACCTGAGCTCAAAAAGGAAGGCTGGGCAAGAAGAAAAGAGGCACAGCTCATTATGGATACTATAAAAAAGTATTCAAGCTTAAGCTTCAAAGAGCTTTCTGAGTTACTTGATGATGTGAAGGCACACCCTGAAAAGTACACTGTAAATGAAATTAGGTTAATGAATTACGTGGCTAAAACAACTAGGAGTGATAAATTCCTGCTTGATTGGATCGATAGAAATGTTAGTAAAGCTCCTCAAGATTTAGACATAAAGAGTGGTGGAGAAAAAATTACTTCAGCAACGATTAAAATAGTAACCGCAAATGGAAATAGAAATAGAAGCGACGATAGTTTACCAGAAGACCCTCGAAGCGTCTAAGAAATACAAAATAATTTGCGAAGAGGGGGGTTCTCGTTCGTCGAAAACGTGGAGTATATTCCAATTCTTTATCGTCAAAGCTTTAGCAGGAGAATGTTTTACTCTCACAATTGCTAGGTCTAAGTTAACTTGGGTAAAAACCACTTTGCTCAAAGACTTTGAAGCAATGGCTAATCTTTACAAGCTTCAGATAATTCCTGAAATAAATCCAAACAGACCTGAGCAAACATATTTCCTGAATGGTTCGGAGTTTGCTTTTTTTGGGTTAGATCAACCTCAGAAGTTACACGGTAGAAAACAGGATTATTTCTGGTTAAACGAGGTAATGGAAATAGACAAAAAGAGTTTTGATCAGTTAGAAATGCGTACCACAAAGCAGGGTATTATTGATTATAACCCGAGTAATGATGCCCACTGGGTATTTGATCTACAAAAAAGACCAGATGTTGCCCTTATCAAATCTACCCAACTTGATAATCCTTTTTTAGACGAAACCATACGAGCAAAGATACTCTCTTACGACCCGTCAAACCCGATCAATGTGCAAAACGGCACAGCAGATCAATATATGTGGGATGTTTACGGACTTGGTGTTCCTGCAAAATTAGAAGGTGTGATTTTTTCAAATTGGGATATTGCAGAAGAGATACCGGAGGATGCAAAACCAATTGGCTTAGGACTAGACTTTGGGTATACAAACGATCCGACAGCGTTAATTGATATCTATATGTATAATAACGAGTTGTATCTTGACGAACTGATCTACCAAACGGGATTATTAAACACTTCACCATACCCAGAAATGGACACAATAAGCAAGAGAATGAGTAAATTAGAGGTTGGGTACAAAGAAATAACAGCAGACTCCGCAGAACCTAAAAGTATTGCAGAGTTGCGAAATGATGGATGGAATATTCAAGGCGCTAAAAAAGGTGGCGATTCAGTCAAATTTGGGATAGACTTAATGAAAGGGTACAAAATACATTTGACAAAAAGAAGTATAAACTTGCAAAATGAGTTTAGAAAATATAAATGGAGTGTTGCCCCATCGGGTAAGGCAACTAATATACCTGTCGATGAATTCAATCACGGTATAGATGCCGCAAGATACAGAATAACTAAAGTTTTAGGAAGTAAATTTAAAACAAAATTGTATCACGCCTCTGTACTTGGGCAGTAATTTAGTATATTATTATTTTGTATTATGAAAAAGAAAATTTTTACAGTTGCGAAGGCTACCGAGCCAAACGCAAAAACAATAAAACGAGCAATCGATTGGAACGAAGATAAACGCAAGCATTATCAGACCCTGAACGATTATTATGAAGGAGAACATCCTATCCTTAAACGTGCGAAGGCAGAATCGATGAAGAATAATAAAGAGGTGATCAACCACGCGGAATATATCACTGATCTCTTCGTTGGTTACCTGGTTGGTAAGCCTGTTGAGTATTCAGAAGCGGTAATCGGAAAAGAAATAGACATCAACCCAGTACTTGAGCAGTACGAAATGCAAACTATTGAAGATTTAGACACTGATATCGCAACTGACCTAGTAGAGTTTTTTTGCTAACAATATCGGTTAAATTATTGATCATTTGGCTTGTTTCAAAGTCGTTTTGTGGCAAATTTCGCTTGAACATTACGTTCAATTTATGCATTGGTACTTTCTCGGTCATTTGTTTTAAGTGCATAAGGTAGGTATTGTACAAAGAGAATCTAGTACGTAGACCGATCGTGAATTT